TCTTGTGTTATGTTAAATTTTGGTTGCATTTACTTTATTGTATCCACACATTATTATTTATATAGTGTGGATATTATAGCATACTTTCAAGCTTTGCAATTCTCCCATTAACCTCATCAATACTCACAAGAGTTTCGGGGCTTATTGAATACTGCATCATTAAATGTGGATAAAGAGAGTTAAGGTCAAATGATGCTACCCAATCATAAACTCCTGGCTTAGGCTCTTTCACATATGCTCCAGCAAATCTATCATTTTTCTCACTAGTATCCCTAGGTGGAATAACAATATGCCTCTTCTTCAACCAATTGTAGATAATAGTGTCCCACATCCTTACCTGATATAAAACATCGTTGTAGTTAACCTTGGCACTATATGCCATAGTCAATGCCAACTCAATCAATTTCATCTTATCCTCTAATCTGTCAACAATTTCAACGTCAACAATGTTATAATCTACAAACTTCTTCCAGTTACCTCTATAAAAATCTTTAAATGTATCAAATTCAGAGTGATCCAATTTCTGTTGTCCCAACTCNACCTTACCAATATAATCCAACCTATAAGATTCTTGATTTGTATAAGTAAACTTCTTATACAGATCCATATAATCAAGAGTAGTTAATCCACCGATATCAAAAATCCTATAAGGTTTACCAGTAATAAAAACTTCCCTAGAAGTAAGCAATCCCCAAGGAGATATTCTACTAGCTTTCTTTTCACCCATAATCTTTTCTACCCTACCCAATAGATAAGGAATATCATACAACCTTATATTCCATCCCGTAATAATATCTGGAACATCTGCCGCCCACCAATAGAGGAATGCATTAAGCATATCCACTTCATTCTCATGGTAATAATAGGTNACATTCTTCTGAGTAGGCGTGTAAGGTTTCCTACCCCAAGTATGAATCTCCTTAGTATTATAATCCTGAACAGAGATAGTAAGCATCTCCTCATCACAACTATCAGGACTAGGGAACCCATTCTCCGCTTGAACCTCAATGTCAATGGTCACTAGTTTAATGAGAGAGATGTCAAACTTAATCTCATCCTCTGGATAAGTATCTGAGATGTATTGAAAGACGTACCTATCATTACCGTAGATAGTAAATCCATCTACATCATTATACTTTTTATAAAACTCTCTACAATCTCTTACAGTTCCTGGTTGAATAGGTTCAACATTCTCACCCTCAAGAGTTTTCCACTTGGAATTCTTTTTAGATTTCACATAGAGAGTAGGTCGATAATCAGACTTATATAATTTCCTCTTACCATTTTCATATCCACGTACCAGAAACTGATTCCCTATCATCTGGACATTGGTATAGAAATTCATTCCCTCTCCATCAATTCCTCATATTTCTTCACCATTTTAGCATTAGGTTCCACAATAGTCAAGATCTTATCAGAACTTATCATAAAGGTATTTTGATTAGTCATCCCTAGCAACCAAGGAGCCAAAACCATAACACCTTCTTGCATTGTTATTTTNTGTTCTGATGTAGTGACAAGAAATGGTTCTGTCAACTTACAATCAGGTTCACCTAAATCAGATGTCACTTCTTCAATCTGACTCAGTATCATCTGGCCGTTCATCATCACCAATAGCCTCAGATTTTCCNTTTTCATACTTCTCTAATCCTCTTTCATACATTTCCTTTACTTGATCCACAGGATCTACCATAGTAACTATCCAATCAGCAACTACTGGTATAACTTGCTCTTTACTTAAGGGCATCCAAGGTATTAATTGAATTTTGAATGGAGAAGAACTATNACCNTCCTCCTCAACCTTATTGCCATAGATTTTAACCACCTGAGGACATCTTAAAAAATATCCCACAGTCTTATCCTTTCCATCAGAATCTTTCACCAACATCTCTTGCATGTCGGAGACAATATCTTCTCCTGATTTGAGAACAGTGAGTTTAATAGTCATTTGTATATAGCTCCTTTATAAGATTTTACCACATTTCCCTTAGGATAACAAGGCGGGTTATCAGGATCAAGCCAGAGAGTATATTGGTAGTCCTCCATGGCAACAAAGAATTGCATTTGATTATCGCAGAGATACATATCTCTATATCTCTTAGTCCATTCATCTGCCTTCTGAATCCTATAATCAGGATGTCCGTTATCTAGTGTTCCGCAACTAATATAACGATAAGGGAATCTTTCGTAAATAATGTTCATAATAAAAAAATAAAATAAGGGGAGAACCCTCCCCATTATATCACTTACCTTCTGGTAAGAGATAATCCTTACGAGTATGATGTTCTGGAACAATCTTACTCAACTCTACAACCAGGAGTCCGTCTTCAAAGCTGACGTTCTTAACTTCTGTTTCATCGGAGAGTGTCCAGGATCTGGTGAAAGATCTCTGAGCCAATCCTTTATGGATGTAGTTGGACTCGTCCGATGATTCTTTTTGTCCTTCGACAAAAAGTTTTCCATACTCTGTGTAGACATTTAATTCTTCTTGTTTGAAACCAGCAAGTGCGATTTCCAGTCTAGAAACTTGGTCACTTACATGAACCAAATTATATGGAGGATAGTTAGTTGATACCTGTGGTAGATTAAATAATCTGTCAAAATAATCATCCAACCCGATACTATTTCGGGTTATCCGTTCCATTAATTCTGGAAGATCGGTCGTGCGATACCGTGTGAGGTTCGTCATAATAGTAGCTCCTTTAAAAGCGAGTTTGTGATTTGAGGACCCCTAAGGCGTCCACTTGTATATAGTATCACACTCCCTAAAAAAGGAGAAGGGATAACCCCTCCTTGCGAGTAGAGAAAACCCTACTCAATAAGCGAACTCGTCAACTACATCTAAAACTTTATTGAGGTATTCATCAGCACCCCGACATTCTTGTTCTGTCATTTCGTGCCTTTCACACCTATCATAGAGCTCATTCTTAAGCTTCAGAGCTTTTGATTGTATGTCGTATTTGTGCATTTGACCGTTCATGGTCTTATCTCCTATACACTATTATTTATAAACTTTACCCCTCTTCTTGCTTCCCTTTTTTTCCAATATTATACTTTTGTTCTAAAATCCAATCATTCTTATCCTTATAGGGAAGAACTTTAATTTGGTTAAGAGGAGCAATATCCTGAATAGAATCTTCACTTACTACGTGAATCAAACCCCAGTCAGCTAGTAGTCTAGTAATCCTATTCCTACGTTGAACATCATTCACTGTAAGATTTGCATACTTCCCATCAAGGGCAAACAACTCTTTGAAGTGAACGATATAATACTTTCCTTGCTTATGAAGAATGTGGCAAGACTGATAGAGTTTTCTTTCCTTACGGGACGCGACTCCAATCCTTGTAAGTGTTTCTCTGACTTTTAGAAAATCATCAGGTTCATTTAGTTTAACCTCTACCATTTGGTCCTGAAACCAAGTTACTTGAGGTTCAACATTGCGTGTAATCATTTTTTACCACCAATATCAAGTCTTTGTTTAATAAATTCAATCTGTTCATTAGATAAAATTTTCATTGCTTGAGATGCGTTCTCATTATTATATCCATAATAACGTTTCACATACTCTAGGTCTGACACCTTATCTTTTCGAATCCAAGGAGAGAATCTCTTCTTTTTCCTCAAAGTATTTAGATAGAAACTATATTGCATGTCTTTATCTAAGAAATGTGACTTGTTCATTTCATTAGCGAACATTATGCAATCAATATAACCTGAAAGACATTTATTAATAATAAAAGGAGGATATTCCTTCTTCATAGAAGGATCCTGTTCCATCAAATTCTCCTTATTGAAATTGATAGAGTTCAACCAGTCTTTAAGTTCAATCATTATGTAAGTTTAGCAAGATACTGATAGATTAATTCCCATCCAAACTCATAGTTATCCCCATTCTCATCCTGTANATAAAAGGGAATGTCTGGATACCTTCTTTTTGCCGCGTAATATTGATTAACAACTGCGTAGTCATCATCAATATGTCTTTCCTTTTCGATTTCTTCTTCTGTCATTTCCCCAACAACCTACTAACGTTTCTTATAACAATTGTATCATCTTCTATACAAAATTGGAGCATATCTTGATGATCCCACCCAAGTTTTTCATAAAGATCATTGAGTCTAGCCATATCCTCCCAGAT